CGTTATAAATGCCGCCAAAGTGCATGGAGTTATTCAGTATTCCAATGGCGGATACGGCGTATACATCGTAGAGTTGTTTGCCGACCCGTTTGACTTCTTGCACATAAAACTTGTTGATGAGAATGTCATCGTAGTAATAAGTCATGGAGTCGCCCGGTACAAAGTTTTCCATTGTGTCAAGCGACAGAAACTCTTCGCTATCGGCGGTCAAGAACTTCTCGCTATCGGAAGTGTAGAAGTTATACCCAAGCGGCGGCGTATGCCCATCGTGCCACACCTTTAAGTGCATCGTATCGAAGGCAAGAATATCCCCGGCCGGAGCCGCTTGAGTTTGGATCGCACCGCTCACGAAATACCGTTCGTCGAATCTCTGACCCTTATAGATCACGACATTATCAGCCATTACTTCTCCTCCAATGTCAGCAGGATCTCCGTACCCCAATACTGAGTGCCATTTTTAGTCATCAAAACCGACACTTCGGACAGCGTTGCGGTCACATCTCTCGTCACATCAGCACCTTGTTCTGTATCGTAAAACGTCGCCTTTTTCGCATCATAGCAAGCCGCCGTCAATGCCGCTAGTTGACTCGAATTTACCGGGTTCAATGGCACGCTAACGACGGCCTTTTTAGCAATGATGTCCTCGTGGAAACGTCCATCCAACGTGGTAAAGCTATTCGGCCCCACTACCTTCTTATAGGCCACGGTGTATCCACGGTTTTTGACGTATGAGGTGAAATTATTGTTATCTAAATAAAGCGTCATAGTTTACACCCCCTGCACTAATGGAGTCCCACGCAGTTTTCCCTCTCTACGGAAATGTTCATACGTCTGGCGTGCTAAAGTCTGACCGTCTATCTGAATGGTCAGGTTAATGTTTTCGCTTTGGTTCTGCCCAAATAAGCCTGGCATTACAGTTGGTTCAATGGTGTATCCCATGTTCGGCGTTGGAATGGCTTTATTGATATTTTTTGCAACATTAGTCATGGAGCTTTCAAACCCTTCGCCAAGTCCTAACGCCATATTGGTTCCAATACCGGCAAAGACTTTCGATGGGGATTGAATGCCAAGTACTCCCTTAATGCCCTTCACGATTCCGCCTAAAAAGTCTGAAATTCTATCCTTTAACCAAGCAATCATTGACTTGATACCATCCCACAGTCCCCTGACAATATCTTTGCCAACGCCCACAATTTGCGGAATCATCCCTTTAAGTGTCTTAACAATTGCTTTAACTATTTCGGGTATTGATTTCACCATTTCGGGTATGGCTTTAATAAGTCCAGACGTAAGGGCAACAATAATTTCCAATGCGATACCTACCATCAATGGCAAATTTTCCGTAATGGTCGTCACAATCTTATTCATGACTTCAACGATTTTGGGAATCAATTCAGGCAAGGCTTCAAGTATCCCATCCGCTAATGCTGTAATTAACTGGAACGCCGCATCAATCAGTAATGGGATATTCTCAATTAAAGTGTCTATAATCGTTAAGATAGCATCCACCGCAACCGGAATAAACTCAGGAAGCAGTCCAATCAAGGTATCTAATATCTGGCCAAATAGGCCCACAACGGTATCAATCAATGTTGGCAGAAGTTCGCCTAATGCCCCACCCATTGTTTCAAACGCTTTCGGTAATGTCTGGACAATGTTCTCAACCACAGGCGTTATATTGTTAACCACGTTCTCAAACGCCGTTATAAGATTGTCCATAAGCTCGCCAATGTCAGCTTCTGAATTACCAAATCCAACTAACAGATTCTCCCAGGCTGAACCCATTGCTGAAATGGATCCCGAAATAGTCTTTTCTGCTTCAAGTGCCGTAGTCCCGGCAATACCCATTTCTTCTTGCATTACGTGGATAGCTTCGGTAACATCTGCATAAGACGAAATGTCAAATTTCACACCGGCAATTTTCCCGGCATCCTTTAACAGCCGTTCCATTTCGGTCTTGGTGCCGCCGTAACCCAACTTCAAGTTGTCAAGCATGGTATAGTTTTGCTTGGCAAACCCTTGGTAGGCATTCTGAATCATCGACATATCCGTACCCATTTTGTTGGCGTTATCTGCCATGTCGATTATCGCTCGGTCTGCATACTCGGCCGCTTTTTCAGTATCACCGCCAAGAGATTGTAGCAACGACGCAGAAAACGAAGTAACCGTTTCCATATATTCATTCGCGGAAAGTCCAGCAGTCTTAAATGCGTTATTGGCGTAGTCCTGCACCTTCTGGGATGAGTCCTTAAACAGGGTATCAACACCGCCGACAAGTTGCTCATAGTCAGCATAAGCACCAACAACGGCCTTACCCATAGCCACCGCCGCCGCTCCGGCCGCTACTGCCACAGCTCCGATCGCTACTGCCGCACCCTTTAAGACGCCTGTCATATTGCCAAACTTCTTGCCGGTATCGTCTGCCGATTTGCCGAAGTCCTCCATTTCATCCGTGGTGGATTTTAACGCATTTTCTGTCTTAGCAAGGTCGGCCTCCGCTTTGTTTAATGAAATCTGCCAGTTCTTTGTTTTAACGTCATTTTCACCAAACTCTTTTGCGGAGTTAGCAAGGGCAGACTTCAAGGTTTCGATTTTCTTTTTCTGTTCGTCTATCTGTTTGTTGTAGACTTCTGACTTGGCTTTCAAGGCATCCATGCTATTTGCATTACTACCAAATTGAGCGGTAACCTTGCCCATTTCTGACCCTAAAACAGCTAAATCTTTGTTAATGCCAGATACGGCTTTCTTAAATTCTTTTTCTCCCGAAAGTGCAAGGCCTGCGCCGATTTTCATTGCCATTAAATCACCCCCAAGGGATTACATCATCTATCGTATTCGGTGTTTGATACTGACCGTGTTCTTTCTGATATTCCGTATAAAGTAAAATCAATTTCCGTATGGTCATGTGCCATACTTCCTTTTCTGTGTAGCCTAATAGGGTCTTACCGATAAACAAACAGCGAGCAACAGGAAACTTCTCCGTCACTCGCTCTGTCCGTTTGGGTCATCTTCTTCTCCCTCAGGCGAACCTTCTGAAAATGCAATCAGAATGTCCTTCGTGAGACTTTGTAGATTATTAGCCGTTATTTTCCTGCCGACCCATTTTTCATCAACGTGTGCCCTGCCTGTTTCCTCGTCGTCTATTCCCTCGTTTATAAGAACGGTCAGGATGTATCTTAAATTCTTGAATATCGCTCTCTGATCCTTCAACATATCGGTCAGATTCGAAATGGAAATATCAAAGTGGTCTTGTATTTCATCGATTGCGTTCAAACTAAAAAGGAGTCCAAACTCCTCGCCCCCTATTTTTACCTTGTGGGGCTTTGGTTGTAAGTCACTCATTTTATCCTCCTAAAAAGGATAGGGAGGCCGAAGCCTCCCATTCCACTACTCTTAAGATGCGTTCTGTGCCAAAATAGTGTAGGTAACGGGCGATTTCCCGCTTTCCTGGACCACGATTTTGATAATTTTGTTTTCCCCGTCCGCAACAGCAATTCCAGTTGCCGCAGTTTCAGTAATAAGCGATTGATTGTAGGTGCCGTCCACATAGACCTTGGCCGTACCGGATTCGAATGTCGCAGTGATAACAGTCGGTGTATCGGTCAATGCACAGGAATAATTATAGGTGGTGGCCGCAAACGCCGGCGTCAAAGTGCCATTGCTCATAGTCAAGGCCGTGATGTTGTTGGATGCGTCTGTGCTGATTCCAGTCTTAGTATTCAGCCAAGCCCTTGCCGCATCCTCGGTAGAGAATGTTCCCTCTTCCTTCCACTTACCGTCAGCTGCCACCATGATGATGCCCTCTAAAGTCGGCGTCAAAAATTCCGCGGTGTCACCCTTGGTGGCGTAGTCGTCCGCCGGCTCTGCAAACTGTACTTTCTTGAGCCATACGGCGCGATAAGTTGTTACGCCGCTCTTTACCCTTTTGCCGTAAAACCCAACTCCTACAGTGGCAGGAGTAGTCGAACTGCCAGCAGATAATTCTTTGCTATCCAGTGTCGCATCAACCTGCGCCCCCTCCGTATAACCAAGTAAAGCAACCTTTACTGCATCAGATAGGTCATCCCCATTAAGTGTGATTGTTCCGCTTACGAAACTTCTGTCCGACTCGGCTACAGCATCATCAGCAAACAGCTTTACGTCAGAAGTCGTGATGGCAATATTGGCACTGATGGCCTTCGCAATCACCCCTCCGTCGGCATAGCTGATGCTTGAGCCAGATTCCGTGCCGATAGCATACACGGGATATTTAAGTCCCAATTTAGCCATATTTATACCTCCGGTTGTACATAAAATAGGACACCGCCCTTGGTGATGAAGATTTCGTCATCCGTTACATCGTCGATGATTTCGTCTATCCAAGCCTCAACAACGACGTGATAGTATTTCGTATCACTCTCATAAAATTGCTGAGTGTTTTGGATAGTAAAGCCAGCCGACCTTAACAGATGGCGTATTCTTTTCTTCATCGCCAAGGGATTTGCCCGCGTGAAATAATGAATTTGGATAGTCGTTTCATCGAGAATGTCCGCATCGTCGGCACGTACCACAGGCCGCTCATCCGCATAATTGAAGGTGATGTACTCATCGGCAGCGCCCTCATACACATCCGCCGCAACGGGGATTGAAAGAGAAGTCAATGCTGTTATAACTTGAAAATTTACATTCATGTTTTGACCTCCCTTTCAAATACTTCCTGCATCTTTTTTAGCACAGCAGATTCGCTGTCTTTAATTGCCTTTGTCAGCGTTGGCGTTGGAGATTGTTGAGATGTGCCATATTCCAAGTAGACCATCTTCTCCATGTTGCGGACACCCTTTTTATCTTTCCCTGTGGGTCTGACACAAGCATAGTATCCTCCGCCTTTCGTCTTTTTTGCTTTGGTCGGCTTGATTGACTGATACAGATCACCCGTTTGCTTATGTTGTGCAGTTTCGTTTTTTACCTTACCTAGCAATATGGGGATTGCCTCGTCAATCATCTGCGGTGCAATTCGGTCAACGTCTGCCAACCGTCCAAGCTGTTTAATAAACTCCGGCGAGATTTCAAAATCGAATTTAGCCATTATCAACGCCCCTGTCCGAGCAGTTCAGTTCTACAACGCCAAGTCCTTTTTCATAAACTCGAACTACGTCATATGTCTTTGACTCGTAGACCACCTGTCTTTGCCCGTCATAGTCTTCAGCGTGGACGTTGAATACTTTTGTGATGTCGATGTCGTTGGCGTTGGCGGAGTAGAATTCAGACCTTGTAGCTGAAGTAATGTCTGCGAATACCGCAGTATCTGTATTGCTTTCCGTCGGATATCCTTCCGAGTCAACGCCTTTGGCAACGGCACGCAGTTTGATTTCATCAGAAAAAAACATTATTTCGCCTCCATCGTCACCGTTACCGTCACATCGCCCGTGATGTCGATCTCAACCTCTTGGCTCATATAGTCGTCAGCAACAACGGTGTATTTTTGGTTCACGCCCTTTTGGACGTAATAGAACACCGCACCGCCGTTGGAGTCTGTTTCCTGACTCTCGCCATTGAAGGTGATAACCGCATCTTCGATTCCATCGGCACTCTCGTCTACTACGGAAAAGGTAACCGCATAGGTCGTGTAATCTCTGCGTCTTCGGAGCTCGTCACGGAGTGTCATGTAATCCTCACGGTTTGCTTCGGCATCCTCGTTTGATAGGCCGAATTTCCACCGTGCGAAACAACGGACGGCCCCAAGAATGAGGCTGTCCGTTTCGCTGTTCGCTTTGGCCGGTGTAACCCCTAAAGAAATAAGGTCGGCTCGGCATTCCGCTATGATGTCTGTCAGTTCCGCGTCAACATCCGTTGAAGTGTTTCTCCGGACGGCTCTGCGGATCTTGGACAGAAACGAGTCTTCGACCACGATGTAGAGGGTCAAGATGTCTGAATCATCAAGACCCTCTGCCACCGTGACCGCTTTAAGTGTGGTTTTGGTCGCCGTTCCCAACTCAATGGGGACGGTATATTTAGTTTTTGCGGAGGTCGGCGTTGTACCGTCAAGCGTGTAGTATATTTCTCCCGTTGCCTCCGTCGTTGACAGCGTGACTTCTTGTGCGGTTGTGTAGTGTCCAGATGTCACGCTCGATATTACGCTTGCGGCTTGTGCCATAACGTCCCTCCTAAATGAAGAATAATAACTCAAGCTCCTTTGTTCCGTCGAGATTACCGTTCGGGTCGTAAACATTCTTTTCGATTTCGTCAGCGTCAACGGTAATTGTTCCTGCAGTAAACTGCATCGCGCCGTTGAATTTTTCAAGCACAAACGGCTTTTCGCTGAACTTGAACGGCAATCCGATGACCTCATTCCATCCAACATTGAACGCCGGGGTTCCGTCGGCCTGTGCGCTGAAGACGATTTTCGTGACGGTCTTAAACGCTTTAGCCGTTGTCAGAGCAGTCGAGAGATTCTCCGTGAATGTCAGCGTTTCAGAAATTGTATCGCCGGCAATGTTCGTGCCGCTGATAACGCAGGTTGCGTCCTTGGTAACCTCACCGGCGTCCTCTGTTTTAACTTGAACGGTGATCTGCCGCGGACACGGCAGCGTGTGTGCAAACACGGTCGCAGTAGTAGCTTTAGATGCGCTCGTTTCATGCTCCACGAGCAGCCCATCTGCGTCAAGGTCTGCCATTTCTTCCGCTGTGAAGGAGAGTACACCGGCCTTTAATTCCGGCATACTTTTCCTGTCAATGTCGGTAGGCAGCATGCCTAAAAATCTTGCCATGTTAAATCCTCCTTACTTGCCAGCGGTTAAGGTTTTGGCGCACTTCACGAAAGCCTCACCAACGGCGATGTCGCAATCGAAAATAGCAGTTCCGCGGTAATCAATGCTGTTGTAGAGGAACCCAGATTCGGTGGAGCGGTCAACCGTGATGTTCTGCGAGAGGTTGCCGACAACCTTCTTGAAGTCGCCGAAGAAAATATCGCCAGACGCCACGTTGTCGTCAAGCAAGATTGGATAACCAAGAAGCCTCTGATAGTCGTCGGTCAGAATCTTATACTTGCTGTTGTCCTGCGCTGCAACGATGCCGCCCCAGAAGTCGGTGGAGTTCATAAGCCACTTGGCATTGCGATGATAGCCGCCTTTGAGGTAGGAAACCAGCTCGACAAGCTCGGCGGTAGTCGGGTACTTCGTACCCGCAGGAACAACAGCGTTGGTGTTGTCGGTCCAAGTAGCAGCATAGTCGATGCCTTTCGGATCGCCATCACCATCACCATAGATGATGTACTCGCCAATCTTAGCTGCAATGTTCTCGCCGAGAATATCAACCAGCCAGCTCTCAAAAGCGTTAATCGCCATAGCCTGCACCGTCTTGGAGATGCGAAGTACCTTGACGATTTCGTATCCTGCAAGGGTGACGGAAAGCATAGTGTCAGCGGCGGGAGAGATCAGGTCATTCTCCGCGTGTTTCGCAGCGGCGTTGTTAGTGCCCTCAATCGCGAAGGTCACATTCCCCGGCACCTGCAATAGAGTAATCTCGCTCATGAGCGGCGCGTACTGTTTCAGCTTGTTGAAAATGCGCTCCTGCGTCATGGTCGGGATAACACCCGCAACGTCGGTCGATGCCATCTCGTTGGCTCTCTTTTCCATATCGGTCAATGGTTTATTCTGCAATCCTTTAAGGAACGCGCTGCGGTATTCTTCGGTGCCGCGAATATCTTCGGGCCTCATGTTTTCAAATTCCATTGGTTTATCTTCCTTTCTTGTGTCGATGATTTTGGGCGTTAAAATACCGCTCGCAATATCAAGAGCGGTCTGTTTGCGCTGTTCAAGGTCTTCTAATTCAGCTTTCCTTGCCAGCAATTCTTTCTTTTCGTCTGCGGCTTTGTTGACAGCCTCCGCGGCGGTTGCTGCTCTTACCTCGTCATCCAGTTCCGCAAGCCTAGCGGTTATCTGTTCGAGGTTCATTTCGTCGATATTCATTCAGTACCTCCGTAAAAATATTTTGCTTTCGCCAGTTCAAGAGCGTTCCGCGCCTCCGCGCGTTCCTTCTCGGCCTCCACCTCAAAGAATGAACGAGCCTGCACCGACGTGCTTTCGTATGCCGGAATATCAACAATCGCAACATCATAGATCCGCTTCACCTCCGTGATCGTTCTGAGATGTTGTTCCTTGTTGTATTCGTCCGCATTTATCGTGAAGGCAAACGACATCTTATCTAGATATCCACCTTTCACTTCCTCATAGAGCCTCCGGCCTTCTTCTGTGCCGGAGAGATCCGCTCTGACAAATAGGCCGACTGGGTCTACTCTCAATTCAAGTGTTCCGTTCTTTGTTCGTGCCACCGGCTTTCCGCCGTGGTTGAAGTTCAGAACCACATCTTGCATCAGAGTGCTGTCAAGAGCGCCGGATCTGATTTGTTCCTTGTAGGCAATCCCATCGTATTCGTACATGACTTCTTCTGTATCGAACACGAGTGCATAGCCTTCAACAAAGGCACCCTCTTCGGATGCCCTGACCTCAAAACTCCTATAATTCCTATTCTTGGTTATCATCATCGACCTCCTGTTCTGTCGCCTTGGGGTTCTGCCAGCTTTGCGGTTCGTCACCCCACGGAACGGGAGCCATGTTCATAACCTGCCGCCACTCGTTGGGTGTCATAGCCATTCGGTCAACCATTTGCACCAGCGCCAGCTTGTTTGCCGTACTCATATATTGCATTCTATTACTTTCAAAAATAATCTCGTTTTCAAACCCGCGTTCTCGTTCTGTGAAGATCTTGTTTGTCAGTTCTAAACCAAGCGCGATTAAAACAGGTTCAATCCGCGCCTCATAAAAAGCCTCCCAGCTATCGCCGGAAAGCTTAGAAAGTATCGCGTCCTCGTTTACGCCAAAATACCGATAAATGTTATTCCGCAATTCCTCAACATTCTTATAATTTGCAATCGCCGGTTTAATTTCGATCGGATCAAACGATTGTGTAGCGTCCAACATCGCAATGCCGGATGAATTTGTCAGCCCCATGTAATCCTCGACAAAACGGTCTTTTTGCTTTTTCGCATCTTCCGGACTTAACATAGCTTTTGTGGTCTTGAGTATGCCTCTAAGGTTTGCCGTTGATTTAATGGCATTAGCCATGCCCTCGTTGGTAGTGTTCAATAGGTCAAGGCTTGTCAGAATTGCGCCGTTTGAATCGCCCCAAATATCTGAGGTATTGTAATCCTTGCGGAGCACGGCTAAATCTTCCCACGAGTGCGTCATTACCACGCCGGACGGGAATCGAAATGTAATATATAACCCGCCAGACGCCTCAACCGCTTCTAATTGAGCGGTCGGCATGGGATATAATCCGACGCATTTTCCAAATTCGTCTCGCATGATATAAATGAACACCACGTTATTGATTTCTAGTAATGTCCGCACCTTATACAAAAAGTCTTTACCGTTCATGTAGAGGTTTGGCCGATACTGAATCATGCGTTGGAGCTTTCTGTCACCCGGACCGCCATCCCGCAGGACCTTGACATTCGCTTTGCTTGTATGCTC